TGTGAAAGCACTTTGGTATGGCGAGATTGAAGACCCTGAACATTGGGCAGCTCGCGATATCCGCAGGGAAGCGGCGTTGATTGAAGCCAGACAGGAGGCAACAGCCCTGGCTCAAAAATACCAGCAGATGGCCGGAGGAATGCGTGCCACGGATTCGGATTTTTATAGCACGGAAATTGATCGCCTTGAGCGTCTCGCTCGCATCATTGGCGGTTTGGATCGCACCTGAAATCAAAGGGGGGGGTGGGCGGTAATGTGGACAAACGAGCAAGTTGGACTTCTTACGAAGCTCTGGGCGGATGGATATTCGGCGTCCTTAATTGGCCTTCAGATCGGCTACACGCGCAACGCTGTTCTTGGAAAGGTGTTTCGGCTTGGGTTGGAAAAACGAGCCGAGCGCATCAGGCCTGTGATTTACAAACCCGCAGCTCCGAGGCCGCGCCGGCATAGAGACGCCTACCAAATGGAGCGGATTCGAGAACGTCAGCGCGAGCGATATAACGAGCGGAAGGCGTCGCGCGCTGGCGAGCAGAAAGCCTATCTCAAGAACTGCAAGGCGCCAAAGACATCTGCGGCCTACCGCAATCATCTCCCGATCATGCCAGACATGACCAAGAACCAGCTACGAGCCATGCTGGCGGCTGCGGTCATCAACACAGCGGCAATGGAGGGATCATGAAACCTCGTCTCCGGGATCTCCTGAAGGCCAAGAAAGACGCTCTGCGTAAAGCCAACCCGAAGAGCCGCGATCTTCTTCGGCATCGTGTGCACGTCTTGGAACTCGTTGCACAGCTCAAACGTGAAGTGAGGGCTGCGTGATCGTCGTAATGCACCGCCCTCCGCTTAAGCGGATAGACTTCTCGCTTAAGCCCCGCGCTATTGAGCCTGAGACGGTCAGCGAGGCGACAATTGTTTTACGCGAGCTTGGCTTGCGTATCGCAAACGAACGCATATGGAGGCTAGTCACTCAATCTGCGGAAGGCTGCAACGCAATGGGAGGCGAGGGATGATCGGATACGAGTGGCGCTCGGTCTCCCGCGATGACCTTCAAATCTGGTTCCTCGCAAATTGGGCTTACGTAATGCCGGACTTCGACAAGCCCGGCAACTACATCGTTGAATGGCGTTCTGAGACCGCTCCAGTCGAGCCGAACCGCGTTCCCGAAACCACCAATGGAGTCAGCGCGGATGGATCAGCCAGCGCAGGGGCATAACTCATTCTCGAAAGAGCAATTCAAATCAATCGTTGAGAGGATTGAGCGACTGGAGGAGGAAAAGAAGTCAATCGCTGACGATATTCGCGACGTCTATGTCGAGAGCAAAGGCAACGGTTACGACGTCAAGGCGCTGCGCACCATCGTGCGACTTCGCAAGCAAGATCCGAATGAGCGTGCCGAGGCCGAGACGATCCTTGAAACTTATATGCACGCGCTCGGGATGATTTGATGCGCTGGCTGCGGCTATACGATGACACGATCAACGATCCGAAAGTCATCAAACTTCCGGAGGCAACCCGTTGGCATTGGGTTGCACTGCTTTGTGTGGCGTCGAAAAACGAAGGAATCTTACCTCCGCTAGATGACATCTCGATACAGCTCCGCATTACTCCGGCCAAGGCTACGGAAGTGCTCGCAGCGTTGGTGAAGGTGAAATTGATCGACAAGACAGAAACGGGATTCGCTCCACATAACTGGAACGGTCGGCAATACAAATCGGACGTTTCAACAGATAGAGTGAAACGTTTCAGAAACGGTAAGCGAAACGCTAGTTCAACCGTTTCAGAAACGCCCCCAGAGACAGAAGCAGAAACAGATACCGAAGCAAGAGCTTCGGACGCTAGCGCGTCAGACCCGAGGACGCGGCTTTTTCGGGACGGTCTTTCGACGCTCGCCAAGCTGACGGGAAAGGGCCCTGACGCATGCAGATCGTTTGTCGGGAAGTGCCTCAAAGCAGCATCGGATGACGCTGTGATTGTCCTCGGACTGATCGAGGATGCCCAAAGAAATCAAGTAGCTGATCCATCCGCATGGATCGCAGCAAGGCTGAAAGGGCCTGACCATGCAAAACCGAAATCCGCAGTCATTCAAGCCGCTGACAACCTCATCGCAAAACTTACCGAGTTCGACGGCCCAGCAAGAGGCATTGACGACTTACGCGGCGATGCGCGCCAAGATCCTCCTCGGCTGTTATCGCACGGGTGAGGCTAACGATCCTGAGACATATGTGGCAGCAATAACGGCCATTCTGGCGCGTTACCCTCAAGACGTAGTTACCTCAGTGACCCATCCAGTTACTGGACTTCCCTCGAAAAAGAGCTGGCTTCCGACTGTAAAGGAAGTCGTTGACGCCTGTAATGAGGCCCACGAGCCGACCCTTCAGAACGAATTGCGGATGAAGCGGATCAAGGAACAGCTTGAAGCGAGAGAACGGGAAGAGCGCGGCGAGCGGCCAACGCTGGAGCAGCTCAAGGCAAAGTATGGCCCTAATTGGGGAATCGGAGAGCAGGAAGAAGCCAAGCGCGATGTCAAATCTGCCCCGACGATCGAGCAGCTTAGCCACCATTACCAGCATTACAATTTGGCGTTCAAGCCGAAGAACCAGGACGAACTAGAGCAGCAAATCGACCGCGGCATTTCGCCAGCAAGCGTCTGAGGAGCAACACATGCACGGGGCGACAATGACACGGAACATTCGGCGGACGGGCGTTCGGGCAACGATCAAGGGGAAAGCCAATCCTGAATATCCGGATCAGGCCGATGGCTTTCCAACTCGTGAGCGCCTTGCAAAATCTGATGATGCGTTCTCGGTAGGTGGAGACGATCGGACAGGCAGGCGATATGTGATGCAGGACAGCCCGTTGGATCGTGCCTTTCGGAAGGGCATCATTTCCGGGTCAGAGCATTCTGCGCTGCAAAAGTATCGCCATCATTGGTATCACGCCGGCCAAGCGCCAACGATTGGTTCCGTCGATCTAAACAGGATATTCAGCGCAGAGCCTGGTGGAGTTGCTGGGATGCCCAAGACGGAAGGGCAGATATTCCACCGTCAGCGTTGGCGGGAGGCTCAGGAGTGCCTAGGACTTCGTTCTTCGGCCATTGTTGATAAGCTTGTCTGCCGCGAAGAAACCTTGGAGCTTTGCGGGCAGGCTCTCGGATTCGAAAACAAGCCTCAGGCGATTTCCGCGGCGTCTGTTGTTTTGAGTGATGCCGGATATCGGTTGGCAAGATTGTGGGGCATTGGGTGATGGCGCTTGACAGGTTAAACCAAATCACACCAAATCAGGCAGGTTCGTGATTTGCGCCCGGCAAGAGAAATCTTGGCCGGGTTTTTTCATGGATCGCTTTCTGAGCCACGATGTTTCCTCCCAACGACCCCACTAGCCCCGGCCTGCTCCCCCAAGCTCAAAGGCCGGGGCTGTTTTATTCAGTTCGGGATAGCGCTCCGAATAACCTGAACGCCCCCGCGGTCGGTTTGTGAGCCTCGGAGTGCTATCCCGTTCATTAGCATCACAGATTGGAACTAGATCATGATCGGCGCACTGATCAATCTCGTGGTGCTTCTCATTATCGTCGGTGTCATCTATTGGGCCGTCGTGACCATTCTTGGCCTGATCCCGCTGCCTGCGCCGATCGCTCAGGTAATCCGGGTTATCCTGATCGTGATCCTGGTGCTGGTTGTCGTCTACGCCCTGATCGGGCTCATTGGCGTGGCTGGCGTCGTACATCCTCTGGTATTGCGGTGAAATCAGGCAATTTCGTCAATTTGTTAAAGATTCAGAGCAATGGCCTTCGAAAAGGGTAAATCTGGCAATCCTGGTGGGCGTTTGAAGGAGAAGGCATTTACCGATGCGCTTCGCCTCGCAGTCAGTCGGGAAGACGGCGAAGGTGTCAAAAAGCTCCACAAGATAGCTGAGAAACTTGTCGCATGTGCATTGGATGGCGAGAGTTGGGCAGTGCAGCAGGTTGCGGATCGACTTGACGGAAAGCCGGCGCAGGAATCGACGGTGACCATTGACGATAAACGCGATGCAACAGATTGGACCCGCGAAGAGCTGGTCGCCTTCCTCAGTGACGCCGCAGCAGATCGCAAGGGAGCTGCTAAGGAGGAAGGATGCGGCAGAAAACCTGATCGCGTTCACTGAATACACTTTCCCGCGCTACCGAACGGCTGCGCATCACAGGATCATATCTGAGCAGATCGAACGCGTTGAGCGCGGGGAAATAGATCGACTGATGTTGCTGGTGCCTCCACGGCACGGAAAATCGGAACTGGCTTCAATTAGATTGCCCGCCTGGTTTTTGGGGAGGCAGCCGCATAAGCAGTTCCTATCTGTCTCGGCAACTGAAGGGCTGGCATCTGACTTTGGCCGGGCTGTCAGGAATACCATTGCTAGCCCTGAATATCGGGCGGTCTTTGATACCAGGCTTGCAGAGGACAGCCAAGCCAAGGGCAAGTGGCACACTTCTGAAGGCGGGATTTATTATTCGCTCGGCATCGGCGGATCGGTTCTTGGTCGCGGTGGTGATTGTATCCTTATTGATGATCCTTACGCATCGATGGCTGACGCGCTATCGGAACTGACGCGTAAGAACGTCTGGGATTGGTATACCGGAACGGCTTACAATCGATTGATGCCGGGCGGTTCTATTGTTGTCATCAATCACCGCATGCATGAGGATGACCTTTGCGGGCGCCTATTAGCCCAGCAGGCAGCCGGCGGCGACAAATGGGAAGTTGTAGAGCTTCCTGCGATTAATGAAGCTGGCGAGGCTCTCTGGCCAGATGCGTATCCCTTGCCGGCGCTCGAGCGGATCAGGAAGAACAGCCAGGCTCGGTTTTGGTCGGCGCTATACCAACAGCGACCAGCGCCTGACGAGGGAGATTATTTCAAAGCCGATTGGCTCAGACCTTATGAAAAAGCGCCAGATGCGAAGACGATGCGGGTCTATGGCGGATCTGATTACGCTGTCACCTCTGACGGAGGGGATTGGACCTGCCACGCTGTTATTGGAATCGATCCAGAAGGACGCATGTATTTGCTTGATCTCTGGCGTAAGCAGGCCGCGTCGGATGTATGGATTGAGGCGTTTTGTGACTTGGTTATTCAGCATAAGCCTCTTGGCTGGGCGGAAGAGCAGGGTCAAATCCGATCAGGCGTAGGGCCTTTTCTTGATCGCAGGCAGCGGGAACGAAGGGCCTATGTCTTCAGAGAGCAGTTCCCAACTCGCGGCGATAAGGCTGTTAGAGCACAGTCTATCCGAGGCCGAATGGCTCTTGAAGGACTTTACGTGCCTATCAACGCTCCCTGGTACGCTGATCTTCGAAGCGAGTTGCTCAGCTTCCCAGCCGGAAAGCACGACGATCAGGTGGACGCGCTCGGTCTTATCGGGCAGCTCCTTGATAAAATGACATCTGGCCAGAAACCAAAAGAGCCTGAGAAGCCGAAGAACGTGACGGGTTACAAAACAACTTCGCCAGATTCATCTGACGATTGGAAGGCAGCGCTGTAATGGCAGTTCCAGCATACCAGGCGCCGTGCAGGGCGAGTGACTACGGTTTTCGCAACGGGAAGCCCACGAAGTAAATGCAGACCCTTCCAGCTACCCAACAGCAGGCAATGCCAGCTGGTCGCAGCGCTGCGCCTGCGATCGATCAGGGCAAGGAGGAAGATTATTACGACGTTACGCGCCTGCGTAGGCAGTGGAATGATTGGGCCTCGGCAAAGGATGCTGAAGGCCGCGAGATGGTCGAATCTCGCCATTACTACCACGGCGACCAATGGACTGATGCTGAGATTGCCGCTCTTCGGCGTCGGAAACAGCCTGTGGTTACGTCCAACCGGATAGTGCGCAAGATTGATGCCGTTGTTGGACTTGTCGAGCGGCTGAGGCAGGATCCAAAGGCATATGCTAGGACGCCGAAGCATGACGAGGGAGCTGAACTCGCAACCGCTACTCTTCGGTTTGTACTCGATAACAACGACTGGAAGTCTAAGTCGAGCCGTATCGCGCGGGCTGGTGGAATCGATGGCATTTCTGGAATTGAGTATGATCTCGTTCCAGGAGACGAAGGCGATCCTAGCCTCGAAATGCACATCGCCTACTGAGACGGGTTTTTCTACGATCCCCGCTCCGTAGACGAGGGCTTCACGGACGCGCGCTATCTCGGCATAGCTAAGTGGGTCGATCTCGAGCAAGCCAAGGAGATGTTCCCGAGCAAGGCTGACGATATCGACAGCCTGATGGAATCGGGCGCCGACCAAACGGCTGTTGTTGAAACCGACCGCTCCCGCAACTGGATCAACGTCAACGAAAAGAAGGTGCGTCTCTCTGATCATTGGTACATCCGTGGCGGCAAATGGCGCTGGTGCATGTATATCGGCAGCGTCATGCTCATGCAGGGCATTTCCCCTTTTATTGACGAGAAGGGCAAGACGTTCCCGCGCTATCGGATGTACTCTGCATCAGTTGACCATGATGGCGACCGCTACGGCTTCGTGCGAAACCTTAAAAGCCCCCAAGACGAGGTTAATCACCGCCGCTCCAAGGCGCTACATCTGCTCAATACCCGCCGCGTAGTGTCTGAGAAGGGCGCAGTTGACGATATCGAGGTTGCACGTCGGGAATGGGCGAAGCCTGATGGCTGGGTTGAGACTAATCCCGGCTTGAAGATGGAGCCGGATCAGTCTGCCATTGCTGATTTCAAAGGCCAACTGGAAATGCTACAGGAGGCTAAGAACGAGATTGAGAATTTTGGTCCTAATCCGGCTTTGATCGGGCAAGGACTGGAAGATAGCTCAGGCCGCGCCATTCAGTTGTTGCAGCAGGCCGGAATCGCAGAACTTGGCCCGTATCTATCGGCATACAAGAACTGGAAGCTGCGAGTTTACCGCGACATCTGGAATATTATCCAACGCTATTGGACGGCGGAACGGTGGATTCGCGTCACCGACGATCAGAATGTTGCGCAGTTCTTCCAGATCAACAAGCAGGCAACCGACGAGTACGGCCGACCGGCCATTGTCAACGCGATCGGCTCGCTGGATGTGGATATCATCATCGACGAGGGCCCGGACGCTGTGAATATGCAGGGCGATAGCATGATGGTCATGCAGTCGCTCGGCCCGCAGTTTGCGCAGAACTTCCCCGAGATCATGATCGAGCTCTCCCCGCTGCCCAACTCGGTCAAGAAGCCGATGCTGGATAAGATCAAGGCGAAGCAGGAAGCTCCGCCGCCGCCTGATCCCAAGGTGATGGCGCTCCAGGCCAAAGCGCAACTCGACGCGCAGAATGCCCAGCGCGAGGACCAGCGCGCCACCGCGCAGGCTCAGCAGGACATGGCTATCGAGGCCCGCAAGCAGCAGATGGCAGAGCAGCAGGCCGCCATGGATGCCCAGATGGAGCGCATGCGAGCGGCTAACGAGATTGAAATCCAGCGGATGAAGGCCGCGGCTGATATCCAAATCGAGCGCATCAAGGCAGCGAATAAGGCACGCCTCGACCAGGAAGCGCATCAGAACAACATGGAGCTTGCGCGGGACAGAGCCGCACAGCAGGCCAAGCTAAAGCCGGTAAATGCTTCAGCTTAACGAGATGATCTCGGTCGAAACGCCGTTAGGGCATGGTTTCGCGATCATCTTCGAGTCTGGCGAGCATGACAACCATTGGACGGTCGTGCTGGACAACGGCGCGCTTGTCACCTTCACGCAAGACCGGATCAGGGTCTCCCGCGACTATACGCACAGGCGCGGGATATCGGATACGGAGATGCAAGAGATCATAAAGGACTAGATATGCCAGGACTTTATGAAAGCCTATTTGCCCCACAAGTAAGCCCGCAGCAGACCTTTGCAAATAATCAGCAGTATGCGGCTAATCCGGCTCAAACGAACTACGACACCAAATTACCTCAGATGGATGAGTTTCAATTCAGGCAATGGGTTGCAGATAGCAAGGTGCCATTCAATCCAAATGCTACTGGCGGTCAAGACTACGACATGCGTGGGTACTGGCAAGGGTTGATGCAGCAGAACCCTCGCGCGATGTCAGGCGTAAACGCCAATGATGGGCAGTTACATTTCTCGGACAACTGGAAAACGCCATATCACCAGTCATTCTCGAATGAGAGCAAGTATGCAGCGCCGAATGCCCCGCAGTGGGTAAACGATAGTCAATTGGCAGCGCCTAATGGCCGCATAGTCTTTGACGAGCGCAAGTAATCGCACGAACCGGCGAAATAGGTTCATGACTACCCGCAAGCCTGAGCGACATCAGGCAACACGTATGCGCCACGAAACGGCGGAAAAGGTGAATGACCATGAGTGACGTTGACCAAGTACCAAGCGACGACGAACTGTTTAACGAAGCCGTCTCGGATGAAACGCCGGATGCTCCGGTCGTAACCGAGACTGAACAGCCTGCCCGTGATGAAGCTGGCAGGTTTGCCAAGAAGGCAGAGCCGGAAACGGCGGAAGTGGTTGCTGAGACGCCGGTTGAAAAGCCGGTTGTGGATGACAACGCTTCTCAAGTTCCTTCATGGCGTGTGCGGGAGATCAACGAGGAAAAACGGCGTTTAGCTGATGAACTGGAAGCCTTGCGGGCCGAACGTGCCCAATGGCAGCGCCAGCAGCAGCCGCCAAAGGTCGATCCGGTTGAGAAGCCTGCAAAGCCTGATCCCCTCCTTGATCCAGATGGTTATGCCAAGAGCGTTCGTGATGAAATCCGCGAGGAGATCCTGAACGAACGCCGCGAGGAAAGCCTTCAGCGGGCAGCCGAAGCCCATCCTGACGAGTTCAAGGAAGCCTATGCCGCCGCACAGCGGGCAGTTGATCCGGCTCTAAGAGCCAGGATGCAGGCCAGCCGTGACCCCGGCAAGACGCTTCTGGAATGGCATCGTGACAACAAGGTTAAGGCTGAAGTCGGCCACGACCCGAACGCCTGGCTCGAAAAGAAGCTCGAGGAACGCCTCAATGATCCCGCATTCCTCCAGAAGGCGATCGAACGTTCCAAGGGCGCAAGTCAACAGGCTGATGGTCGCCCCCGTGTTGAGCTTCCACCCTCGCTGAACGGCGCAAGCCGCTCAAACGCATCGCTGAAGCCGTCCAACGACGACATCTCCGATGACGAACTGTTCCGAGAGATTGCCGGCTGATCTGCTCAACCAGGCTGACGAAAGCACCCGCCCTTGTGGCGGGTTTTTCTTTGCCCGGTTTGGCGTGAGGCCATCAACAGAAAGGTAGCGGCCAATGGCCCTCACTACGAACCACCCGAACAATGAACTGATCAAATTCCGTCGCAATGTAGCGACCGACTTTCTCCGTGCCTCCCGGCTCGATCCCTTCATGGGATCGGACCCCACCAACCCGAACATCCGCATGTCGGACCTGGCCGGCGACTGCAAGGAAATCCGCATTCCGCTGGTGACGCAGCTCATCGGCAACGGCGTCGGCACTGGTACGCTGGTTGGAAACGAAGAAACGCTCGACTCCTACGGCATGCCGATGTGGGCCGATTGGGCCCGTAACGCGGTTGCGAACAACCGTGCTGCGAACAAGGAAAACTCGTTCTCGGTCCAATCGACCGCGCAGAGCCTGCTTCGCGGCTGGGCCCGCCGCATCGTCCGTGACGATCTGGTTGATGCCCTGCTGTCGATCCCGACCTCGCAGATCCAGTCCGGACGGTTCACCTCTCCAGGTAACCGCGTCAATGGCATCAAGTGGTCGGCCGCGACCGCTGCCCAGAAGAATTCATGGGTGACTGCGAACGTCGATCGCGTCGTGTTTGGCTCCGTGATTGCGAACTACTCAACCACCTTCGCAACCGCGGTCGCCAACGTGGACTCAACCAACGACAAGATGACCGCGGCTGTCGGCTCGCTGATGAAGAACGTTGCTCAGCAGACCGGCGTCTCTGCTTCCAACCCTGGCGTCTACAACGGCAAGCCCAAGATCAGCCCGTTCAGCATCAAGGGCGCCAACAACGATCAGGAATGGTATCTCTGCCTGACTGGTTCGCGCGGAATGCGCGACCTCAAGGCCGATCCGACCATGTACCAGGCCAACCGTGACGCGCGTGAGCGTGAGAGCGGCGCCACCAAGAATAACCCGATCTTCACGGGTGGCGGCCTGATCTATGATGGCGTGATCTATCTGGAAATCCCGGAGATCACCCAGCGCCTGCTTCTGTCCGGCGTCGGTGCCTCCTCGATCGACGTTGAGCCGGTCTTCCTGCTTGGTCAGGGCGCGCTCGGCTACGTCATGGGCCAGATGCCCCGTCCGACCCGTCGCGATGAAACCGATTATGATTTCATCAAGGGTATCGGCATCGAGGCTCAGTACGGCGTGGGCAAGATCGCCAAGGCTCCTCAGTCGGTCTCCGGCGCCACGGTCGGCGACCTCATCGATTGGGGTATGGTGACAGGCTTCGTCTCTGGCGTCGCGAACGCCTAATCCATCTGAGCGGCCTTCGGGCCGCTCTTTCCTTTTCATAGACACATAGGAGAGATGGTCAATGACCACTCGTACCGACTTCACGCAGCCACAGGCTGGTCTTCTGGGCGAAGCCCGCACCGTGAAAATGCTCGGTCGCCGCGTTACTCTTGCGGCCACCGATCTCGTTACCGGCAATATCGTTGAAGCGTTCATCGTTCCGGCTGGTTTCACTGTCACCGGCATCCTCGCGGTTGCCTCCGACATGGACTCTGGCGCTGCGCTGACCTTGAGCGTTGGTGATGCGGCAAGCGGAACCCGTTTCCTCAACGCCTCCACCATCGGTCAGGCCGGCTCTACGACTTCGACGCTTGCAACGACCGGCGTTCTGTTCGCCTACACGGTGGACACCAAGATCCTGGTGACTTGCACCTTGCAGGGCTCCAGCTCGGTCGCTGGCACGCTCGATCTCTATCTGCAAGGCTTCGTCAACTAAACGAACAATTGCCTGCCGGTCGCGTTGACTGGCAGGCAATTCATTTGGAGGATTTGCAATGCGCAAGGCAACAGCGACCTATCACGCTCCGGACGGTGACAGCAAGGAAGTCGAAATCGGCGGGATGCATTTCCGCGACGGCGAGGCTGTCGAGATCAACTCGGATGAGCACCCTCATCTGATGGACAAGCTTCAGGGCAACCAGCATTTCGAGTTCGAGTCTGGCGAGGATGACGAGAAGCCGCGCCGAGGTCGGACGCCGAACCGCGATCTCAAGAAGGGCATCGAAGAGGCCCGTGATCACGACTTCGAGGCCGATCAACGCGCCAACGCTGCCAAACGGCAGACCGAGGCGGACAAGGCTTCGGCAGAAAAGACCACTTGATCCCAAATGGCCCCTTTCGAGGGGCCTTTTTCTTGTGAGGGCCGATGTCCAAAACCCGCGCTGAGATCCAGAAGAAAGCCCTAGATATCCTTGTCGGAGGTGATGTCGGCGCGAGCATGTCGGATGAGGATGCTACCGCGCTCGATGGTTACATCGATAGCATGGTTGCCGAGATCAACGCGGATGGTATCGCCTATATTTCCGACCCCGATACTATGGACGATGAACTGTTCATTCCATTCAGCAAATTGGTTGCGAACGCCGCAGCTGAAGAGTTCGGCGGAAAGTCTGATGAGGAGTTTGCCAAGCAGACGCGTAACCGGATCAGGGTTTTGACCGCGCAAAAGCCCGGTTACGGCCCGCAGATCGTGGACTTTTTCTGATGAAGCCGGATGCTGAGCGTATTCGCGAGTTGCTAGCATATGATCCGCTGACTGGCATGTTCATTTGGCGCGTTTCACCCTCGCGCAATACGCCTGCTGGCTCTGTCGCAGGCGCAGACTGTGATGGATATCGCCTTATCAGAGTGGATGGCGGCAGATACAAGGCGCATCAGTTAGCTTGGCTGTATATGACAGGCGAATGGCCATCATGTCAGGTGGATCACAAGGATACTGATCGCTCCAATAATAGTTGGGAAAATCTTCGCCTCGCAACAACTAGCCAAAACAAAGCAAATATGGGCAAGCGCGCTGACAACACCAGCGGATATAAAGGCGTGCGTTGGTATCCTCAGACTAAGAGATGGGTGGCTCAAATCGGCTTCCAAGGGAGGTCCAAAACCATCGGCTATTTCCCAACTCCGGAAGACGCGCATGCTGCTTACTGTCAAGAAGCTAAGCGTTTGTTTGGAGAGTTCGCGAGATTTGGGTAATGCCGCCTATTCATGTGCCTTTTCCATTATCCACATCTCCCGGAGCGAATTCCCAAGAGAGTGCGGGCCGGCTCATAAATTGCCTGGCCGAACCACTCGGTAAGGACATCGGGTCACAAAAAGGGTTTGTCCCTCCGGTCGTCGTCTGGCGCAAGTGTCCCGGACTTGCGCAGTTCTGCACCTCAACGCAGAGCGGTTTCCGCGGCGGATTGCTAGTCGGTAGCGCGCTCTACACTGCCTGGAGCGGGAAGGCGGCAACGTACACATCTGCTGGTGTTGAAGCGGTCCTAACGGGGACACTGAACGGCACTGAAAAGGTATTCTGGGCGCGCAACAACAAGAGCCCGACGCCTGATGTTGTGTGCGTCGCTCCTGGTACTGGAGCGTTTTCGGTATCCTCGACCGCTGTTATCTCGTTTGCTGATCCAGATATCGGAACGCCCAACAGCGTCGGGTTTATGGATGGATATTTCATCTTCACCTATGGCGACGGTACAATCCAAGCCTCAGGCTTGAACGATGTCACGATCGCAACGACGGACAAGACGAAGGAACAGGCCAAGACGGGCGGTTTGACGCGGGGGCTTCCGTTCAACGGGCAATACTACGTCTGGGGGCCTAACTTCGGTGCGGTCTACTCGGATACTGCGCAGCCGACAGGATTCCCATTTACGCGCTCCTATGTGATCCAGCGCGGTTTGCTAAGCCCGTATGCGGTTGCAGGTCATGAGGATGGTTTCGGATCTGCTCTTATCTGGGTTGCAGATGATAACTCAGTAGTGCAACACAACGGCACGCCGAACCCGTTGAAGATTTCTCCGCCTGATCTGGATCGCTTGATCGCTGCGGTAAGCGATAAGAGCACGTTGGAGGCATCTGTATACATCTCGCAGGGGCATCCGAAATGGGTGTTATCCTGCCCGGCGTTTACATGGGAGTTCGACCTCGGCAGCCAGAAATGGAACGAGCGCGCGAGCTACCAGCAGACGCGCTGGCGGGCAATCAGTGGCATCTCGGCTTTCGGCAAGTGGGTCACGGGCGACACGCAAGGCAACCGACTGCTGTATCTTAGCGAAACGTCATACGATGAAAACGGTAATCCGCTGATGTTTCAGCTTGAGAGTGGGCCCGTCAAGAACTTCCCGAACCGAACGAAGGTAGCGCGGGCAGATTTTGATTTCGTGGTTGGAGTTGGGCAGGCAACAGGGGCAGACCCGATCGCAACTGATCCCAGCGTTGGGATTTCGTGGTCGGACGATGGCGGGACTTCCTGGAGCCAGGAGTTCGTTCGCAAACTCGGTCGGCAGGCAACACCGCAGCGGATCACGATGCTGCGGACAGGAATGTCTGGGATGCAGGGGCGACGCTGGCGGCTCAAGGTTTCTGATCCTGTCTATGTGGCGTTCATGGGCGCAACGCAAGATGCACAGTTGAGAAACCACTGATGGCGAAGCCGCTGCCAAATCTCGACGTTCCCGTGATTGATCTCAAGACGGGATTCATGACGCAGAGTTGGTACGAATATTTTCAGTCCCGCAAAGGACTGGCGAACCTGCCTGATGTCTCAACGACCGCACCGACAAACGGTCAGGTGCTTATATACAACTCGACCACGAAGCTTTGGGTACCTGGAGCGAATTGATGGCTGGTCTCTTCGACATTTTTTCTAATGACAGCGCTGAGCAGGCTGCTCGCGATCGAAATCAGGGCCTTCAGCAGGGCTACAACTCTCTGTCTGATCTATATGGTCAGGGTCGCAATGCAATCACGCAGGGATATGGACAGGCATCCAGCCTATATGCCCCTCTTGTCGCTTCGACTGGAGCTGGCGCGAAAGCATACGGCGATGCGTCAGGCGCAAATGGCGTTACTGGCTTGCAGAACGCCATGGATACGTTCAAGAACAGCGGCCAATATGGTACTTACGGGTTTTCGCTCGGCCAAGGGCTCCAGGCGCTTGATCGCACACATGCCGCCGCTGGTAACTTGGCGAGCGGTAATGCTGATGCTGATACACTCAACTATGCCACAGGCCTCGCCGGCAAGACGTACTCTGATTATCTGAGTGGTCTTTCGCCTTATCTTGGCGCAAACTCGAATGCTGTTGCTGGTGCTGCGAATGCCGCTACTGGTGGCGCAAACGCGTTGAACGCGAGCTATCAAGGGCAGGGCAACGCGGCGAACGCCAACTATACCGGGCAGGGGGCATCCAACGCTGCTGCCGACATGAACAATTATAACATTAGCCAGAACTTGTGGAACGGCATCGGTAAGGCCGTGAACCTCGGCGCTAGCCTGTTCGGTGGCTTCTGATGGCCGATATTGACGAGATCATTTCCGGAGCGCGGGGAAATACCCGCTATAGCTTCGATGCGATTGGAGATCCCGTCAAAGCGTTTCGCGATGCTCAGAAGCAGGCCGATGAAACCAACCTTCGGCGTGCTTTTAAGGATGGCGTTCCGACCGGCCCGGATGGTCAGCCTGACTTTGCGGCAATGTCGAAGATCCTTTTTCAGAAGGGTGGCCTGAGCGAAGGTGTTGCTGCCTCCAACCTTGGTATTCAGCGCGATCAATTGAAAGCCGGGCAAGACATTGCCGCCAAGATTGGGTCACTCGAAGGAGGCCAACCGGCGCAGCCATCTATTGTCAGTCCTCCGTCAGCAAATCGAACCGCAACGACGGCGGTAGCTCCTCCGCTCTCCCGCGGTGGTGCTCAGTCCGGCAGTCAGCCTGCTTCTCAGGGCGGGACAACAATCATGGGCATCTTGTCAGCCCAAGGCATCCCGAACGATCAACTAGGTCCCGCGGCAGCCTCGATTGCCCGGCAGATTGGTGTTGAAGACCCGAACGCGCCGATCAATGTGCAGGATCCTCAGGTTCGCAACGTACTAGTGCCGGCCATTCAGCAACTGAAGCGGATGGGTATTGGTCAGGTTGTTCAGCAGCAGCCTCAGACCGCGCAGGCCGTACCACAGGCTCCGCAGCCACCACAGCAGATGGGACAGCAACCCAACCCGCAGCAGGATCAGGGAACGTTTGGAGCGCCTCCAGCGACGCCAACCCGTGGTGCTGTCCCGACTGGGATGGACCCTGAAATGCAGCGTAAGATCGCGATCTATACTGCATATGCAAGCAATCCGGCCCTTCCAGAAGCGACGCGAAAGGTAATTCAGAGCCGGCTGGAAGCGATGCAGCGCGAGGCCGACCCGACTGGATCGATGAAGGAATATGACCTTTACCGGCGACAGGGCGGCAATCTGCCCTTTAATGAATGGCAGGCCGACAACGAGCAGCGCAAGACCGCGGCGACCGAGGAAGCTAAGCTTGGCGCGCAGAAATATCAGAGCCTGGTCGAAGCCGGCACAAAAGCTCAGATGGAAATTCCGCAACTCGACTTGCTCAAAGAGCAGATGAACGATCCTAACTTCTTTTCGGGCGCTGGTGAAAAGTATAACCTGCTTTACAAGCGGCTTAAGAGCGCTGTTGGCATCGACCCGGATGCGGCTGTCCCGCAAGAATATCTGCGTAAGGCGACGGCTGCCAACGTGCTTTCGTCTCTCGGAGCGCTCAAAGGTCTCGGTCAGATCCGCGTCGCCGAAATCAACATGGCGCGCGAGGCCGCAGCGTCACCTGAAAACTCGATCCCAGCGAACAAGCTCCTCGTTGAAATCTCCAAGCGAACGCATGAGCGCAACGCCCAGATCGCTGAAATGGCGCAGGAGTATAAGGACAAAAACGGTGTTCTTGATCCCGGCTTCGACAAGCAGGTAACAGCGTTCTATAAGAAGAACCCGCTATTCAACGATGCCGAAATCAAGGACTGGCATAAGGTCATTGGCGAGCAGAAGCAGGCTTCGTCCGCTCCGAGCCAGCAGCGCTTTTCATCGCCCGCTGATGTGCATGCCGCAGTGGCAGCCGGAAAGCTCAAGTCGGGTGATAGCTTCGTCGATCCGACCGGCAAGACGCGGTACGTGCCCTGATGCCCGTTGAACCCGTCATCACATTCCGGGATCAACCCGGCGGTAGCTGGGATGCCTTCCCAGATGCCCCGCCGAAGGCCGATAGCTGGGACGCATTTCCGGATAAACCGACGACGGACTATACTGGCGTAGCAAAACAGGCTGGCGTTGGTGTCGCTAAGGGAGCGATCGGGCTCGGCGGCATCGTCGGAGACCTTCAACAGATCGCCAAGAAGGTCGGCAGCTATCTGCCTGACATCAAGACCGATCCGGAGTCCGAAAAGTACGCTCGCAAATATGGCCGAATGGGCGATGTTATGTCGGTCGGCCAGCCACCAGAATTCCCGACCTCGCACGACATCCAAGGCCAAGTCGAGAAGGTTACGGGAGAGTTTCGCAAGCCGCAGAACCAGACCGAGGCCGATGCCGAAACAGTGGGTGAGTTTCTGCCGGCGGCGCTCGCTGGGCCCGGCAGTCTCGCGCGCAAGGTCGTCACGCAGGATGCTATCCCAGCGGCTGCATCCATCGTCGCCGGCCGCTATAGCGATCAGAACCCCTACGTAAAGGCCTTGGCCGGCTTTATAGCAGGAGGCACTGGCGCGGCTCTATCTGGCCCCAACACGGCCGAAAAGCTCCTGAGGGATAAAATCCCGGCCTCTGTGACTGAGCAGGACGTGACCCGTGCCGGCCAGTTGATTGAACACGCACAGACCCGTGGCGTTACGCTGACATGGCCGGAAGCCTTGTCTCGCGTCACCGGCCAGCCCGTTTTGACCGATACCCAGCGGATCCTTGAAAGCCACGGTCAGACCAGGCCTCAGATGCAGGAGCTGTTCTCGGAGCGGCCGGCGCAGGTTGAACAAGCGGCTCGGAATGAATTCGATCAGATCGGCAACCATCCGGCCTATCCCTCCACAATCGGGCCTCAGGCTGGAGAAGCTGCAAACGAAACGCTAACTGGTGTCCGTCAAACCATCAATAACGCCGCTGAACCATATTATCAGAATGCGGCTAACGTGCTTCTCACGCCGGCTGAAATGAGCCACGTCCGGGCTATTCCAGGATGGACGCAGGCCCGCGATGCGGTGCGTAATAATCCTCAATTGAATTGGCGGGTGGCAAACCTCCCTGATCATAGCGTTGGTTTCCTGAACGAGGTCAAAAAGCAGTTCGACCAGGCTGCGGAGAACGCGGCTTCCAAGTTCAACCCCAGCCGCAATCATCAGGTTCAGGCTTCCAACGAAATGGCGGCTTCGGCCGTCAAACAGGTCGGCGAGGCGAAGTCTGCGGATTACCAGATCGCACTCGAGATCGGCCGACAGGGCAGACAGCAGTTCCTGGAGCCTCTGCTTCAGGGGCCACTTGGTAAGCTCGCCAAGAAGGACATCACTACTCAAAAGGCCATTTCGGCCTTATTCCCTGAGAACCCTGTTCCTGGAACGGCTGGCGAAATTTCGGATGCGGTGTCAGCTCTGGTTCAGCGCCGTCCTGCCGCTGCTGAGCAGTTGGTTCGCGCTCACGTCGAAATGGTGTTCAACCAAGCGGCGCGAGATCTTCAGGGCGGCGCCAACCAGTTCGCGGGCGCCAAGTTCGCCGCTAAGCTAGCTGGTGGAGTTCAGCAGCGCGAGAACCTTAGGGCTGCTATCGAAGCCCTCCCGAATGGGCAAGCACGCTGGGAGGGCTTTAATCACCTTCTGGATATCATGGCCGCAACCGGGACGCGGCAGCCAAAGGGATCATTGACCGCCTTCAACGCGCTAGAGGTCCAGTCAATGTCGACGGGCGGCCTTCAGGAGTTGGCGGCGAAGAGCCTCTCTCCCGGTAAGTGGATGAGCTTCGCCAACGATGCCTTCAAGTCGTGGTCGCTCGGACGAAACCTCGATCAGATCGCTCGCATCATCACGGACCCACGTTCGGGGGATGCCTTGAGACAGATTGTTCGTATCCCACCGGGCTCCGACCGTGCGCTTGTGATGGCTGGCCGCCTGATCGCGCTCGGCTCGGCTGTGACGACCGAACAGAGAACCAAGACCGCTAAGTAGCAGTGTGGCGAAGAACGCCGCGCCGAGTCCAAGGACACCGACAGCGTAAGGGTTGTCAGTCCATTCGTATCTGATGTTGCCGCACATCACCGCGGCTATAATCGACAACTGGAAGAGCTTCCACATCATGTTGAAACGCCTCTGCCTCGCCCTTGCGGGGCTTTTTGCATTTGTCTCGGTAGCCAGTGGCGCGGGGACTGTTCCTGGCTTTTCGCTGACGCCGCAATTTGACCTTTCCGGAAAGGTCGCGCCGGGTTGCAAACTCTACATTATTCAGGCGGGAACGACCAGTACCCCGCAAAATGCCTACCAGGACAGCGGGCTTACCCTTCTTCAGCCCAACCCGATGACCTGCGATGCAGGGGGGAGGCTAAGCCAATTCTTCGTCGCTGACGGACTGATCAAGCTCAGGTTAACGGACAAGAACGGCGTTCAGCTTTTTGTCGGTGATAATCTCCTGGTTGTCGGCCCCAGCTCTGGCGGGGGTGGAGGTGGCGGGACGGTAGATCCAACCACCATTGCCGCAACGGGAGACGTGAAGGTTTCCTATGGAACTTCTATCCTGTCGGGATGGGTCAGGGCAAATGGAAGGACGATCGGATCAGCGACGTCAGGGGCTACCGAGCGGGCTAACGCGGACACGTCTGCTCTCTTTGTCTATCTGTGGGGGGCCGATGCTAACCTTGCAGTGAGTGGAGGACGAGGCGCGTCAGCAGCGGCTGATTTCGCGGCCAACAAGACTATTGCTCTTCCGGATTGGCGTGGGCGTTCCATTGCCGGTCTCGATGATATGGGAAATAGTGCGGCGGGGCGGCTTACTTCGACGTATTTTGGAACATCGGCGACGGTTCTTGGAGCTGCGGGCGGCACAGAAAGTCGGACTCTGACTGCCGCTCAACTGCCCTCAAACATTCCGTTCACAGATCCTGGGCATACACACACAATCACTGCTCGACTTGGTGCCTCAACAACGTTCGGAACTATCGCAGCGGGTGGAAGCGCGGATAACGGCGCTTACGCTGGAATGGGAGCATCGACGGCGACGACTGGTATCACCATCAATCCAAGCGGCGGATCGGCGCACGCAACCGTTTCTCCAAGGATGCTTGCAACCATTTATCTGAAGCTATGACCAATCCTTACCATAGCTTCTTCGCATCTTGCTATGCGCCTGATTGATGAAAAATAGCTCAACGATCCGCCCAAAGAAGTAGCCGATCATTACTGCGATCAGGCAAGCGACATAGGGATTCAAAAGGTCAAAGTAGATATTTACGGCGGCTATAGAAAACGTCGTAAGTATCATAATAAAATTCCGAATTAACGAAACCATCGTGTGTGCTCCGAGCTAAACTATACCACCACAAGGTGAATCATATCAATGTCGATTACCGTAAGTTCCACGGCGACGAACAATTCTGACTGGAAGACTCAATTCCAGTTCAATGACGCCGACACTGGTGATTTGATCGATTTCACAGGAGCCACGATCGAGATCGACGTTAAGGATTTCGATGGGTGCCGACGTATCCAGGCTTCAACGGGGAATGGCCTGATCACCATCCAGAGAACAGGTATCTTTGAACTGGATGTTCCTGCTACGACGATGGAATGCCTTTGCCCCGGAACCTATCAGGTCGGAGGTGTCTACTCGCTCAACGGTGAAACGATCTCCCTATTTACCGGCTCGCTTGCGATCATCTCCGGAGTTGCGCGGCTGTGACCATCCCTGTCTTGAAGATCAAGATTCTACCGGTCCCCAAGATCAAGGGAAAGATGGATGTCCGCTTTCCTGCGAACGTTGCAGTCGATGAATTCCTGACGGTCGTTAAAGCAAACGGTATCTATACTTTCGGCATAGATTATACAAAGCTTGATCATAGCGCATTCGTAGACCCTGCTAACACGTATGTTGCAGTTCTCGACGCAAGTTCAGCCAGCTATAAGATCACGACTTTATCGGTGCTAATTGCAGGGTCTACCGGCATTGTCCAGACCTTCACGGCTGGGGGCTCCGAAGCTATCGGCGCGAATACTGGCATTGCCGTAGTAAATCAGACTGTAGGCGCAGCCAAAACGCTGACCTTGCCGCTATCTTCCGTAAAGACCTGCCCGGTTCTTGTCAGCGACTTCAAAGGCGATGCAGGGACAAACAACATCACAATCAATTTGTCAGGCTCTGACAAATTTCCAGGCGGTCTGACGAGTTGGACAATAGCAGCCGATACAGGAAGCGTCTTCCTAAGGCCAGTGAGCGGGTTAGGGTACGTCCTCTGATGAAATCTCTCCATAAGCTTTCCGCGCTCGCTCTGGCGAGCTTTTTTTATTTTTTTTCCACGCTGGCACAAAATCCCGGAGCCGTTACAAACCATGCACTAGCTGTTGGAAAGGGGCCTGGCGTGCAGGGCTATGGCTCTGTCCTGCTCGGAAACACGCAAATCGCGGTCGGCCAGACCGGCGCAGATCCTCAGGCGAAGACTGTTTCAGGCGACGCCACGCTGGCGAATACCGGCGCTCTGACGCTCGCGGCGGTAAATTCTAATGTCGGCAGCTTTGGGTCTGCTACGAGCTGCGTTTCCTTCACGACGAATGGGAAGGGGCTTATCACTGCGGCGTCTGCCACGACATGCACGCCGGCCATAGGAAGTATTACCGGCCTCGGGACGGGAGTCTCAACGGCGCTGGGTGTCAATGTAGGAACCGCTGGTTCATTCATCGTGAATGGCGGCGCGCTAGGCACTCCTGCATCGGGAACGCTGACCAACGCTACTGGTTTGCCGATCGCAACTGGCATCTCAGGCCTTGGGACCGGCGTTGCAACGTTCTTGACTACGCCGAGCAGTGCAAATCTGCGAGCTGCGCTAACTGATGAGGTCGGTACAGGAGCGGCATATTTCGTCGGTGGCGCGCTTGGAACGCCTGCATCTGCAACCCTGACCAATGCGACAGGCCTTCCTCTCTCTGGCTTGAATACTCAGGCAGCATGGTCGTTCGTGGTCAACAACACGTCGGGAGTTGCTTCCCCGACTGCGGTTGATATCGGGTCTTTTACCGCTAAAGCATCTCCGGCCGGAACGGATCTGATTGTCATATCCGACCAAGCAGCATCTGGAGCGCTGAAGCGCGCAACGATATCCTCTATTGCATCGGCCGGGTCTGTGGCGTCGATCGCGGGGAATACGGGTGCATTTACGCTGAGCCACGGCATCACGAATAGCGCGAATGATATCCAACTCTCTCTCAATAGCGCGATCATTTCCACGCAGCCGAGCAACCCTGCCGGAACAACGTCAGCAACTCCAGTGATGATGGGGCTTGGCGTTACCACGTGCCGCATCACGCCAACATACTCAACGCGAGTTGAATTTGAAATCTACGGTGACATTACCAACAGCACATCCGGTACGGTTACGATCCGATACGCTTTTGGGACTGGTTCAGGCCCAGCCAATGGAGCTGCGGCCACAGGCACGCTGTCTGGCTCTTCCCTTGCTCCGTCACTCGCGAGCGTTTCGGATGTCAAGCCATTCAAAATAGGCAGCATCGTGCAGAGCCTGACAGCCGGAACGACCTATTGGTTCGATCTAGAGATCGGGACAAATGCGGGTACTGCGAACGCCTTGGCGCTGACATGCAACGCTAAGGAAGTGATGTAATGGCCTTCATTAACACGCTATATAATCTTTGGCCCAATGGGGACCAGAAGATCAGCGGACTCCGCGATGGCATCGCAGCAACTGCGCCGGCCGTCTTCGAAAAGTATAAGATAAACACTCCGCTTTTGGTTTCCCACGTCATGGCCCAGATCAGCCATGAATGCGGGGCGGGGCATGATGTTGTTGAAAGCCTCAACTATAGCGCTGAGCGTATGACGGAAGTTTGGCCCGGCAGGTTCCCTGATATCGCCGCAGCGGCTCCATATGCACATAACGAACGTGCTCTTGGGATCAAGACCTACGGAGGCCGGATGGGAAATCGGCCAAATACCGACGACGGGTACACCTATCGCGGCCGTGGCGGTTCTCAGGTGACCGGGCGAGATGGATACGTCAGGCTTGAGAAGGCTACGGGTCTGCCTGTCCTCGATAATCCAGATCTGGTGCTAGATCCTAAAAACTTCATGCTTTGTGCGGTAGCTGATTTCGTCGCCTGCGGCTGCCTTCCTTTCGCGTTGCAAGACGATATTTCCGGCGTCTCGGCCATGCTCAACGTTGGTCATCTTGTCACGGATACCCGGAAAATTGTCGGATATTCCGAGCGTGTTGATTGGCTGAGGCGATGGAAGTCCGCGCTGGGTAGTGGGCCTATTGATTTCCGTGTTCCGTTTGCGCCACTCGACCCACCGCCAAAATCGGCGCCACAAGTCGCAGTAAACACCGCTCCAGCGCAACCCGCTCGGAGCGGTTTCTTTTCCAGCCTCATTTCAATCTTTAAACGAAAGGCATGACTATGTGGACGGCATTTGATTTGACTATTTGCGCAATCAGCTTTGGATCCGGCGGCGCCTTTGTTTGGTTCTGCAAGGACTGGATTCAGAAAATGGTATTGGGGGCAAATGCCCTATCAGCAAAACTGCACGCAAAGGCTGATGCCTTGCGGAGGTCTTAATCATGGATTGGAGCACGGTCGGCGCACTCGTTGGTCAGGCTGCCCCTACGATTGGCGGCCTGCTCGGCGGCCTTATTCCATTTCCTGGGGGAGCTATTCTCGGCCAGGTGGCGGGGAAGGTTCTCGCAGAAGCTCTTGGCGTGCCTCCTACGCCAGCGGCAGTTGCTGCTGCCGTTCAGACTGGAGACCCTGCGACCGTACAAGCAGCTCTGACTGAGGCAGAAGCCAAGATGAATGCCGAGGTCGATAAGCTGAAGGCTGAGCTGGCAGACGTTCAGGACGCGCGGGCGACAACGGTTAAGTATGTGACTTCGGGTTCATCCCTATCATTTGGCGCGGTCGTCGTCTCGATCGTAGTTCTGATTGGCTTCTGCGGTATTTCGTTTCTGGCAATGAAGCCTGATCTTGCTGGCGTCGATAAGAGCGTCACTCTCTTCTTGCTCGGTGCATGGTCTGGTTTCGCCGGCAGCGTAATCACGTTCTGGATCGGTTCGTCGGCTGGGTCTGCTGTGAAGACTGATCAGATCGCTCAAATGGCAACGACAGCCGCGAACGTGTCCGCGAAAGCGGCATCTAAGAGATAAGCAGGCGGCCCAATCTGATGCTTGCGGCGTCAGATTGAGCCTAACCACCACTGGAATGAGGTTTTTCCAATGCCGGCTGCCACACATACAACCACGGGTTTCTTAATGAAGCCTGTTCAAAATTGCTCACGAAAGACGAAGCGCAATGGACAGTAATGCTGTCGCTATCATTGCCTTGGTCTTTGCTGGAATTACATTGACCCTCAATCTAGGGCAGCGGATTTTCGGTGGTGGTTGGAATTTATCCAAGAACCTGACGGCAGTGGAAACTCGCCTTACGTTAGCTTTGACTGCCACTAAAAACGAAATCGAAGAACGCATCGACTCTACCAAAAA